CATAGGGCCTGATCTGGTACATGGCGAACATCAGGGCTTCTTGCGTCACGGGCCTGCCCCGGTGGCGGTCGAGGTGATAGAGCAGGCGGGCTTCGAGCCGCGTCAGGGTGAGGCCCGGCACGGGCGTCAGGCTCATTTCCGGGATCTGGTGGGTCAGCCCGTCCAGCAGCCCCAGAAGATGGTCCACCGCCGCAATCGGCTTCATGTCCTGAATGGCCTCGCGGTAGTCATCGGGGTCAAGGATGGCGATATCGCCCGCCTCAACGGGCGGCTGCGGCAGCTCCTGCTGGCGGATCCCGACGGGGCGCTTTTGAAACCGGACACCGCTGCTTTTTGCAAAGCGGTGCACCGAGGCGCGCGAGGTGCCAAGGGCTGCGGCCGTGCGGGTCTTGCTGAAGCCCGCCTCCGCCATCTGCTGCATCCGGGCGCGCTGTCTGATGCGGCTGATATCCTTGCCGGTGTGCAGGATTTTGGACAGTTGATCTGACATGGCGACAGCGTCCTATGACAGAGCCAGAATGGCACCAGCGGTCGTGCCGGTGGCGAGCACCCGCCGGGTCCGGATCGGCACAACGCCCTGCGCTGCGACAAAGGTGACGGTCTCGAAGCTGTAGGTGATCAGCGTCACGTCGCCGGTGACCCCGACATAAAGCGCGGAGCTGATATGGCTGAGATCCACGGTGTCATCGGGGGTGACCGTTGCGGCGCGGGTGGCGGGCCCGAAAATCGGGGAGAACTCCCCCGACCAGTTGTCGGCGATGGGCATGGATGCCTCCTTCAGAAAGCGTTTGGAACTTGCGGGAAGAAACCGGCCCGGCGGCGCGGTCAGCGCCGGATCTCGATCAGCGGGATCGAGGTGATCGAGCCCAGCCGCTCAAGGTCGAGCGTGACGTCGAGCGTGTCGGTGTCGAAGCGGACGGGCACGTCAAACTCATAGCCCGCGGTGATGGCGACGCCTGCGCCGGGGGCCGTGTTGAGGCTCACGCGGCCGGTGGCGGCATCGACCGACCAACCGGTCATCTGCGCGACCCCGTCCAGCGCGAGGCGGACGCTGCCTGCGACCGGTTTGGCAATGGCGCGGGTCCAGAATTGCGCGCCGGAGACGTAGTGTTTCAGCAGCGCGAAGGTCGTGGCAGCACCAGTGCCGGTCCCGATCTGCTGGTCGCTCGCATCGATCGCCTGCGATGGGGGGCAGGACTTGTAATCGGCCCAGTCCTTGAAGCGGAACCCGTGCAGGCGACCGTTCCGGGCCTCGAAGAAGGCCACCACAGCCGCCAGATCATCGGCACGGCGAATGCCGTAGGCGACGTCAAAGCGCCGCCGGGAATTGGCCCAGCTGGCGTTGCGCTCCTCGTCGCCGGATGCCAGCTCCACCACTTGCGTGCGCCGTTCCGGCCCGCCGCGCGCCCCGCGGCTGATGGTGTCGGGAAACCTGACGTCATGGAAAGCCATCAAATGTCTCCATTGTTCGGGCTCTGGTTCTTGCGACCGGTTCCGTCGATCGGCACGCTCGAACCAGTGGCGCGTGCCGGTCGACTGCGGAACGCCACTACAGGCCCCTCCGGCCGAGCGACACGGCGCGGGCGATGTCGGCGGCGACCTGTGTGCGCGATTGCCGGAAGCTTTCGGCGTCACGCGCGTTGATTGTGACGGAGATATTCGGCGCGGCGCTCTGTCCTTGGCCATAGCCAGCCGCTTCCCGGCGCGACAGCACGCGCTCACCCCGTTGCAGGATCGCGGGAACCTCGTCGGGCTTCAGTCCTGCCCAGCCACCGGAGTGCATCCGTGGAGCGCCAGCAAAGGCCAGCGCCGGGACCATGCGGCCCGGGCCCGGCGATCCGACCACGCCACCGCCATGCAGGACATCCGCAGACAAACCGCCCGCACCGCCCAGTGCGCCTGACAAGGCATCCGCGATGGGACCGAGCATGAAGCGCCGTGCGCCCAGCCTCGCCAGGTCGGCAATCATCGATGTGACCAGATCGCGAAAGTCGAGCCTGCCGGTTTTGACGAACGCGCCCATGGCGGTCTCGGCGCTCTGGAATGCGCCGACCAGTGTCTGGCCGATGTCGCCACCAATATCGCGGGCCTTGGCGGCATAGTCGGCAAGTGCTGCGGTGACTGCGCCCCAGCCTGTTGCGGCTTGCTCCGCGCCCTCGGCTGCTGCCGCCCCGGCAGCGCGTGCGGCGGCTCCTGCACCACCGGCAGCGGCGGCAGTCTTGTCCAATTCCAGCCCGAGCGCATCCGCCGAGGCCGCAGCATCGGCCAGTGCGGCCTCGGACTCCGCACCGGCTCCGGTCACCGCGTCGCGCAGGGCTTGCCAGCTGGCCAGTGGGCGACTAGCGGCATCTGCGAGCATTCCTGCGGCTTCGCGGTAACTATCGGCACGGGCGCGGGCGTCGTCGCCCATCGCGCCAAGCCCCAGATCGGGTGGTTCCAGATAAGTGCGCGACAGCGCGGCGGAGAAGGCATCGCCTGCGGCGGCACCCGCTGCGGTTGCCGCACCTTCAAACGGATTGCCGATCCGCGCCAGGTCTACCGGATCCAGCGTGCCGATCCGCACCCCGCCTTCGCCCGTTGCCCATTCCGGCAGCAGGGCCAGAGCGGCGTTCAACCCGTTGATGAAAGTGTTGATCCGGGTAACGACGCCGTTCAGCATCGACTCGACGCCGGAGATCAGGCCGTTCGCGGCCTGAAACGCAAAGTCGCCAATGGCGCCAGGCAGACTGCCCCAGATCGCCACGGCTGCATCATAGGCCCCCTGGAAAATCGCCGCAGTCCGGTCGCCAAAGCTGACAACACCGGTGATGGCACCATCAAGGGCGATCAGAGCCGTGGCCTTCAGCCCCTCCCAGCCTGCTGCCATCCTTGCCAGCGCTGCGTCCAGCGAGAGGCCGATGCGCCCCCAGACCTCGGACGCGAGGTCAGACAGCAGTCGAAACGCCTCGCCGACGCCGCCGACCCGCTCAACCAGGCGGGTGAACTGATAGACCAACTCGCCCGCGCCGACGATCAGCGCCCCGATCCCGGTGCGGATAAGAGCGCCGCGCAGGAAAACGAGGGCCGTGGCGAGACCGCGCACCGACAATGCCGCCGCTGCCATCCCGGCCACCCAGCGCCCGGCCATGATGCCCGCGAACGTCGCGGCATAGGTGGTCAGCCGTCCAAGGTTGTCGAACAGCGCCTTGATCCCGATGCCCAGTGGCCCGGTGCGGCTGGCAATCGCCGCCATGGCATTCGCGACCGCCTCCAAGGATGGCGCAGCGGCGACCGCCAGCTGGTTCGACAGCCCGCGCCAGATCAGGCCAAGCCGCGAGAGTGCGTCATTGGTCCGCTCAATCTGGTCTGCGTCCTGCTCCGAGACAACGACGCCGAAGGCAAGCACATCCTCGGTCGCCTGGCGCAGTGTCGCCGTGTCGATCCGGGTGAATACCAGCGCCGCGCGGTCGCCGAAGAGCTGCGAGGCCACCGCCGCGCGTTCGGCTTCGGGGACAAACTGCCCCAGCGCCTCCTGAATGGCCGCGATGCGCGCATCGAGCGGCAGGCGCTGCAGCTCTTCGGCCGAGAGGTGCAGGCGGTCTAGGGCCTCGACCGCTGGTCCGGTTCCGGCGGCGGCCTGGCTCAGCCGCCGCGTCAGCTGCACGGTGGCTTGCTCGACCTGACCCATCGACACGCCAGCCAGATTGCCTGCCCGCTCCATTACCTGAAGGCTGGCGACCGTCGTGCCCAGCGACTGTGCCATCTTGGCCTGCGCATCGACGGTCTGCAGGCCTGACCGGATCATCGCGACCCCCGCCGCCGCCAGCGCCGCAGTGGCGGCCGCAGCAGCCACCGTCGCTCGGCGGGCAAATGCGGCAACGCGCGCATTCGCCATGTCCATCTCGCGCGACAGCCGCCCGAACCCGCGCGCGCCTGCCTCACCCACGCCCTCCAGCTCGGCGCGCACCTGGCGGCCGCCTTCCGCCACGAGGCGGACGGATACGCGTTTTTCAGCCATCGCGGCGTCCTTCCATCTGTTCGTTCAGTTTGCGCACCATTACCGCCTCGATCTCGGGCAGCAGTTCGGCGGCGATCAGGGTGTTCACGCCCAGCGCCTGTGCGAGCGCGAGGGCCGCGCCCATGTCCCAGCCCAAGACAGCGCCGGGGATCAGGCGCAGCTGGCCGCCAAGGCGACCGACCAGATCCCAGACCTGCCAGCCGTCCTCTGTCTTGGGCTGGTTCAGCCTTCTGGGGCAGTCCGGACACGGCCCCGGGCAGGCCGCGCAGTACCGATCGCCCCCGCCGAAGGACCAGTCGGCGAGGGCGCGGAGACGTTTTTTTCCGCGTCCAGGATCAGGCCGCGCGCGACGTATTGGGTCTGGAAGGCTTCAAAGACGGGCCAGAGTTCCAGAAGGGCGTCGATGCCATCAGGGGAGACGGGGACGATGTTGCCCGCGTCATCGCCGACACCTTCCCAGTCCAGCACCGCGCGGCGGGCCACGGCCTTGGCCATGGCCAGAGCCAGTTCTTCTTGGGAAGCACCATCGGGCAGTCCTTCGATTGCCGCATCGGCGCGGGCCGACACCATCAGGGCGGTGGTCAGGGGCCCCACGAGCAGGCGCAGGCCGGGGGCGAGGTCCAGCCATTGTGGCGTGGCGGTCAGATTCAGACGTATCATCAGTATGCCTCGATATCGTTGATCAGGGTTGCGGTGCACATGCGGGCGGGGCTGGTGGCTTTGGCGGCCTGCCAGTCGAAACTGGCCTGCACGCCCTGCGGACCGGAAATCTCGATGCGCGGGATCGGCAGGTAGACGGCGTGGACGGTGAAGATGAAGCTATCCCCGGAGGGCAGCACATAGGCGAATTCCATCTCACAAGCCTCGCCATTGATCGCCTGTGCCACCAGCGTGCTGTCGGCAAAGCGCACCTCGATCCGGCCGGTCAGTGCAGCCATTGTCGCGTCGGCCCCATCAATGCGACCGTCGCCGCGGATGGTCTCGATCCGGTCGAGGTTGTTGGAATAGGTGATCTCGGCTGAAACGACATTCCCGAGGGCGCTGCCGTTCCGGCTGATCGCGCCATTGAAATGCCCGAACCGCTTAAGGCCCAGTTCCGCAGGCGTGCCCACGCTAGTGGTTGTGGCGACCGTCTCGCCCTGTGCCACCAGCCGCGCCGTGGCCGTCAGCAGCCCCGACCGCTGCACCTGCCATGACAGCTGATCCAGCACGCAGCCGGAATACATCGCAAAGCGCGGCACTTCCGGCATGCCGGTCTCGATCGACAGGCTGGGCAGCGTCCAGTTGCCGGAGGTGAATTCATGGGTGTAGGGGCCCACGCCTGTCGTGGTCGGATCGCCGAACGCCGCCTTGAGCCAGAAGCCGAAGGCCCCGGCGTCGAGCGGCACGACCGCATCGCCATCGGCCGTCACCGCGTCCTTGATCGGGGCCAGCGGGTCGCGGCCATAGCCAAGCAATTCGCTGTTCAGAAGTGGCTGCTCCGATCCCAGCGAGGTGCTGGCAAAGGGCATCTTCGTGAACCCACTGAGCGGCGGGGTGCCGTAAACTGTCTCAAAGCCGAGCGCCATCTGCGCCCGCGCGCCTTGCGCACGTGCCATGTCTTTCTCCAAATTATGTGGGATATCAGGCCAAGGGGCCGGTAGTGGTGTAGTGCAGGACGACG